GTGCTACATCATTAGTAAAGGGTACAGGCTCATTAGCAGAAACCGCTAAAAATACAGTGACCGGTGGAATCGGTGCGGTATCGGCAAGTTTAGCAAGTGGTATTAATAATCTACCAGGTGGTCAGGCTGCTGTCGCAAGTATTAATAACTTGGCAGCAACCGCGACAGCAGCATTACCCGGCACTGCTGATATTAAATCAGCAATACAAGGTGCAGCAACCAATGCATTAAACGGAGCAACATCAAATCTACAAGGTGCTGCAGGAGCATTGGGAGCAGCAGCAGGCAAACTAACAGGTGCTGTCTCAAGTCTACAAAATAAAGCAGGTAGTTTGACATCACTTGCAACTAAGGGATTACCTGCTGGAGCAGCAGCTAAATTACAAAGTGCAGTAGGGTCAGTTGCAAGTAGCGGTTCAGGTATTAAAGTGCCTTCAGTAGCAGTTAATACTACTGATAGATCATCAATTACTGCTGCAATCAGCACACAGTTGGAAGATCCAAAGATTCCAGCACCAAACTTACTTGGAGAAGTAGATGAAGGTGCTAAGAGTAAGGTAGAAGAATTCCAAAGCACTAAGTCTGAATCTGAAAAGAATACAGAAAAAGTCAATAAAGAATTAACTTCATTGTATGCTAAAGAAGAAACGTTAATTAAAGATTGGCAAAGTCTACAAGCAAAACTTCCGCAGGGTGATCCTGCTATCAAAGCAGCCTTTGATAAAGTTAAAGCAAATAATAAAGAAATCAGTGCTAAACGAAAAGAATATGAAAAGATACAGGAAGACTTTATAGGTAAGTATCCTGAAGGATATAACACAAAATTCGCGTAATAAATAAATTATATGCCACAATATAACGGATTCTGCACGATCGGCGCATGTACACCTAGAAGCACTAACATGGGCTATGGCGTAGGTGGTGGTCCAGGCACTATCACTAACCCTGTAATACCTGGCAAGAAATATAAATTGAGCGATGTTCAACTTGTTATACAAGACTTTGTAAACGCCCTAAATATACGTTTAGGGGAAAAGGTAGGACAACCGCAATATGGAACTACATTGTGGAACTTTGTATTTGAGCCTAACACCCCTGACATACAATTTGCCCTAGAAACTGAAATACGTAGAGTGGCACAGCAAGATCCGCGTATTATATTAGATTTTGTTCGCTGTTTCCCGCAAGAAAATGGTTTATTAATGGAAGTTCAGTTTGCGGTAACACCCTTTAATCAAGCATCATTATTAAGTGTTTTCTTCGATAGTAGCACAAATACTGCTAGCGTACAATCTTAAAAATCCAGTTTTTCGGTATTGATAAATACTACAAATTAGAGATTACTTATGGCTACAAGTTCTAGGCAGAGTGCGTTATTCGGTGTAAACGACTGGAAAACAATTTATCAAACTTTCCGTGAAGCCGATTTCCGCAGTTATGATTATGAAACACTACGCAAGAGTTTCATAGATTACCTACGTGTCTATTACCCAGAAACATTTAACGACTACATTGAAAGTAGTGAATTTATAGCCCTATTAGACGTTATGGCGTTCATGGGTCAGGGTCTTGCATTTAGAAATGACTTGAATGCCCGCGAGAACTTTATAGATACTGCTGAACGTAGAGACAGCGTTATCAAACTAGCAAATCTTGTTAGTTATACTCCTAAGCGCAATCTATGTGCTGAAGGATTTTTAAAAGTTGTAAGCATACAAACTACAGAAAATATCACAGATTTAAATGGCGTTAACCTAAGTAACGTTCCTGTATTATGGAACGATCCTGCTAACATCAATTGGTTTGAACAATACAACACAATAATTAATTCTGCTCTTATTAATTCACAACGTGTTGGTAGACCCGGTAACGTTAGCGACCTATTAGGTGTAACAACTGCTGAATATGCATTACAAATACCAACTGGCAGTCTACCAATTGTACCATTCAATAGCACAGTAAATGGTCTAAACATGAATTTCGAACTTGTTAGCGTAACAAGTACTGATGAAGATTACTTGTATGAAATTCCACCTGCTCCAACAGGTCGCTTCAATATGTTATATCGAAATGATAAGTTGGGTTTCGCAAGTCCTAATACAGGTTATTTCTTCTATTTCAAGCAAGGCACATTAAGCAATTTTGATTTTGTGTTAGAGCAGCAAATTGCTAACCAAACAGTTGATATTGATATTCAAGGTATCAATAACACAGATACTTGGCTATATCAGTTAAACACAAATAATAATTCAAGGGTGTTGTGGCGCCTTGTAGAAAACATCTATGCTAACGCATATCTACAAACTGAAAATACTAAACGTAATGTCTTTAGTGTAAATTCACGCTTCAATGACCAAGTAACCTATGTTTTCGGTGACGGCGTGATTAGTGAAATTCCTGTAGGAACTTTCAGAGCATATGCACGTTCAAGCAATGGCTTGACATATACTATCGACCCAACTGAAATGCAGGGCATTAATGTAACATTCACTTACATTAATCGTAATGGCGTAGCAGAAAATCTAACATTAGGGTTACAGTTAACAACACCAGTTTCAAATGCGCAGGCACGTGAAAGCCTAGCAAGCATCAAACAACGTGCACCAACACGTTACTATACACAGAATCGCATGGTAAATGGCGAAGATTATAACAACTTCCCATATACTTTCTATCCATCAATCATTAAATCAAAATCTATTAATCGTAGTAGTATTGGTGTGTCAAAGAATTTAGATTTACTCGACCCAACAGGCAAGTACAGCAGCATCAATAGTTTCGGTGATGATGGTGCAATTTGGGAAGATTACACATCAGGTGAACTAGAATTTACAGCGACATTCTCAAGTGATGTCATTGCGTTCTTTACAGATTCGTTAGCAAGCGTTTTATCATTAAACAGAGCAAATCAATATTATACTGTACAATCAAGTAATAATACTAATGCTTGGTATAAGAGATTTGACACTCCAACAACAGGCAGTAGCGTAGTATATTGGAAACGTAGTGCGGTAGATGCAAGCAGCGAAAGCGGCTATTTCTATAACTTAGATCAGACTGTCAAAGTACCAATACAGATTGGAACTTTCTCAACTACAAATACAAAGTACATTACTAAAGGCGCACTAGTTAAGTTTAATGCACCTAGTGGATTCTACTTTGACGTAAATAATCGTTTGGTTGCAGGTCTTGCAGGAAATAATCCTACATTTATTTGGACTACCGTTCTCAACGTAATAGGTGATGGTAGCAATAACGGTGAGGGTAACTTCAGTAATGGTACTGGCCCAGTCACACTAAATGGTTATGTGCCCGACGGCGCTATATTGTCACAAGTGATTCCTGTATTCGATAATTCTTTAAGCATCGACATAATACAAGAAGCCATCATTAAAATTGAGATTCAACAAGATTTTAGTTTAGTGTTTAATAACTCATTATTAGTCAACCAAGAACGCTGGAGCATTAAGCCAGTCGATAATGAAAATTGGTTCGTTAAATTTATTAGTTTAGGTAACAACATATACAGAGTTACTTACAGATCACTACGTTACTATTTCGGTAGTGTATACGACACTAGATTCACACTAGCATTAGATGAATTGGTATATGATCCATTTAGTGGTAAAATATTACAAGATTCTGTGACAGTATTAGGTATTAACACACAACCACAATCTAGCACTGCATTAGGTAGAGATTATAAAGTTAATATTATTGGACAGACAGTTGAAAGCGACGGATATATAAATGATTTTGAAGTTGAAGTAAGTGCAACCGATGTCAATAACAGACAACTAATTTTAAATCCAGACTTCTTTAATCAAATTACTGGCGTAGTTGCTGAGATACCAAACGTGACTCCAGAAGGTAGTAATGATGGTAAGTATGTATTTTTCCAAGAAATACAAGATGCTGTAAATCTTACACGTTTGCAGATTGTTCCATCAACTGATGTAATGTATCAATATCAAACTAAAGCGCAAATTGAAGTTGTAAAATATGATTATCCAGTTGGTCAATTATTCTATGCATACCAGGATGATAAGTTTTATAAGACTGTTCAAAATACTCAAGTAAGAACACAAGATTATGATTTAGTTGAGCAAACAGGTTTAATTGGTAGTAACACAAACAAGTATTATGTAAAGTTTGGCAGACAGGGTTTAAGTTATCAATATAAGCATAATTCAAACAATACAACACGTATTGATCCTGCAACTACAAACATCATTGACTTGTATGTAGTGACACAGGCTTATTATACCGCATACACTAACTATATACAAGATACAACAGATACAGTTCCTGAACCAGATCGTCCTACAATTAATGAACTAAGCGCAGAATATAGCAAATTAAACGAATACAAAATGTTAAGTGATAGCATGGTACTAAACAGTGTGACATTTAAACCATTATTTGGTCCTAAAGCATCATCAGCATTGCAGGCAACTATTAAAGTAATTAAAAATAGCACAACAACAGCCAGTGATAGTGAGATACGTAGTGCTGTGTTAGCAAGCATGAATGATTACTTTAATATCAACAATTGGAGTTTCGGCGATACATTCTACTTCAGTGAATTGAGCGCATACTTACACAATCAGTTAGGCGATCTTATCAGTTCAGCAGTACTAGTTCCAAAAGATCCAAACGAACCATTTGGTACATTGTATGAAATTAAATGTTTACCATATGAAATTTTTGTCAATGGGGCAACAGCAAACGATGTTGTAGTAATCGCAGCATTAACACCAGATCAACTACAAGTAGCATAAGATGACTAGAATTAGAACATTAGAATTTTTACCTACAATCTTTCAAACACCGACTAACAGTCAGTTTTTGGGAGCAACACTCGACCAACTAGTAAATCCTCCTGTCACTAAAAGAATCGAAGGATTTATTGGTAGTAAATTAGGTTATGGTATTAATGCTAATGATTATTATGTTACTGAACCAACAAAGACTAGAAAGGATTATCAATTAGAACCGGGCATTATCTTTACAAAAAATAATGAATCTGTAGCAAACGATTTTATCAGTTATCCCGGCATTATTGATGCTATTAAACAACAAAGTGGTTTGACTAAAGACAATAATCGTTTGTTTGAAAGCCAGTTTTACAGTTGGGATAGTTTTACTAACTTAGATACATTAATTAACTATAACCAATATTATTGGTTACCAGAAGGACCTCCCGCAGTTGTAGTATCAAGTGATACAGTATATTCTAAAAATGAATATATCGTAGTAGCAGGTCCTAACGATTATACAATTAGAGCAGCAGGTACAACTACTGGCACAGATAATCCAGAACTAACACTATTACGTGGCGGCACATATAAGTTTACTTTTGAAACTGCCGACGGATCAAACGATTCTACTACACAGTTTTGGATACAGGGAGAACCAACGTTTGATGGAATGAGCGCAGCACAATCTAACTTAGACACTAGAGATGTGTTGGGCGTACTTAACAACGGTAGAGTTGAATTTCCTGATGGTTCAATCGTATTCCAAGTACCTGAACGTACAGCCCAAGATGAATTTGATTTCGCGCTTACACAGAATGTGGACATTGTTAGCGATGTGTCTTATGAAAGTCTACAAGGAGTTCCATTAACTACTGTTAATAATATTGATGGTATTACAGACTTAGACGGTAAGTCTATCATGTTCTTTAATCCAGATCCTAATGATGACATCACTTATCCGGGCACATATCCAAGTGGTAATTTTTATAATGTTTCAATAGTAGCAGGTAATGTCGTACTAACTCCGGGCTTACCTATAAACACAGAAACTAAGATTACTCCAATATATGGCACAAAATATGTCGAATTGCATTTTTATAAAAATAATATTTTAAATGAAATAAATCAAATACCATATATTTCTGCTCCATTAACTACATTATATTATCAGGATGCAAACGTTGAAACACGTAGAGGCTTGATTAAAATTATTGAAAGCAATAGTTTGAACACAATCAATGTTGAAACTGATATATTAGGACAAAAGAATTATACATCAAAAAATGGTGTAGTATTCACAAACGGATTAAAAGTAACTTTTGATGGAGACATCGTTCCGTCAAGTTACTTGGAAGGTGAGTATTACGTAGAAGGCGTCGGCATATCTATACAATTAATACCCGTAACATCATTAGATGTTCCTGAAAGTTATACAACACAACTTCCAGTGCCATATGACAAATTAAATTATGATATTGGAGCATATGATGGAGTGTTGAACATTCCGTCAACTCCAGATTATATTACTATCGCACGTAATTCTATCAATAAGAATCCATGGTCACGCAGTAATCGTTGGTTCCATATTGATGTAATTAAGGCAACAGCAGAATATAATGATAATGAAACTATATTAACAACATATGCTGCTGCTACAAATAAAGCACAAAGACCCATCATTGAATTTTATCCTAACCTAACATTATTCAATTCAGGTATTATTGGAAAAGCAGCAGTTGACTTTATCGATGACCGTACTACAAACATTTATGATACTGTAGCAGGTCAAGCAGCCTATTACCCAGATGTTAATGCATATTCAACATATACAGGTATAGTCAACACTAACCCAACACTTAACATGGGTCAATTGATTGTAGGACAGCAATATAAAATTACAAGTTTAGGTAGTACTGCGGTCAATACATGGGTAGATATAGGGTCATCAATCGTTACAGACGGTAATTTTGTAATCGGTAGAGAATATATCATCAC